CTCGTGAGCAGTTAAACGAATTTTTGTATGGATGATGATACAAAAGCATATCTAAATATGAGGAGGAGTTTTATATTTTTCATAAAACAAGTATGGGGTCTTTCTCCGCAGCAGGTTAAAGAAGAATATCAAGAGAGATTTAATGAGGGACTAAAAAAGACAGATAAAGATTGGGATAAATTTTGTAAAACAGTGACCCCCGCATGGTTTGAGAAATATAAACCCCAGTCTGAGTTAACATGGCAGCAATCGTTAATCGGGTATGGTATTGATAAGTTTATTAAAAAGGAATGTTCTCCTCGTATTTCGATAGTCTCCGGCCATGGAATAGGAAAATCAACAATATCTTCAATGATTCTCCTTTGGTTTTTATTTGGAAGACCTGAATGTCAGGTAGCATGTACAAGTCCTGGACAAGAACAGCTTTTTGATGTGTTATTTAAAGAAATAAAAAAATGGATTGATAGGATGCCACCCGGTGTTGCAGATTTGTATATATGGGAAAGGTCACACATCCGTATGAAGGAATCTCCAGCAACATGGTTCGCTAGAGCAAAGACAGCATCAAAAGAAAACACAGAGGCACTCGCGGGTGTCCACGCCGACTGGGTCCTTATGCTCTGTGATGAAGCCTCTGGTGTGGATGAGGCAATTTTCGAAACTATGGAAGGAGCATTAACCTCGGGTAATATTCTAGTTTTTCTTGTTTCTAACGGTACTCGCGCTAATGGTTACTTTTTTGATACGCATCATAAGGACGCAAGCCGTTGGCAAAACTATTCTTTCTCCTCTTTAGATTCACCGAGAGTAGACCAAAAATACGTTAATGGTATCATCGAAAAATACGGTCTCGACTCAATACAGTATGCCATCCGTGTGCTAGGTCAGTTTCCTAAAGAAGATGGTATGGATGACTCCGGCTATGTCCCTCTACTTCAAGACCAATCAATACGTACTCAACCAGACTTTGGCTCCAGTCTCACTTTCGGTGAAGACGCGATACTCGGCGTTGACCCCGCTGGTGATGGGGATGATAAGACATCATGGGTGTTACGCGATACATTCAAGGCTAAGAAGCTCTGTGAAGAAGCCAAATCAACAGCTAAGACGATTGCGGAAAAGACAATGACGCTTATGATGGAATATGGAATAAAGCCCTCTAACGTCGTTGTAGACGCTTTTGGCACGGGTATGGATGTTGGGAAGGAGATTGCATTGGCCTCTAGGGGTACCATTAATGTTACCACTGTGAATACTGGGGAGAAACCAACAACGGAAACGGATCAGGAGTTATACCTCAACATGCGCGCGGAGTGTTATTACAAGGCTAAGATATGGTTGCAGACTGGGGGTGAGATAGTGGAGAATGGCAACTTTAAGGAGGAACTTAAAGGTATACGGTATAAGCGCAACCTAGCTGGGAAGATACAGATTATGCCTAAGCTGGATATGAAAAAGAAGTATGGACTCAAGTCGCCAAATGATGCGGATGCGTTCTCTCTTACCTTCTTGGTCGGCGATGGGATTGACGAACCAATGGAGCAGATGAGGATTGATGGTAATCGGTATCAAAGGACAGTTATGCAAAGAGGGGATTATGGCTTGACATAGATTTTTATTAACTTATAATAAGTATACATTATGCCTATAACAGAATTTAAAATTATAGATTTAAAAAAGTTTCAAATAATTTTTACCCTCCTTGGATTATTTATTCCGGTGCCGATTGAGAAGCACACTCCAGATTATGTTATTGGTGGTTATGGTTTTGCATATACGATTGCCTTGGGACGACATGTACCACTTGGTTGGGTGATGATTATCATTGCACTTATTTTTTAATGAAAAAAGTATTAAAACCTCGCCCAGAATCGGCTACTCAATTTGATGAAATCTGGAAAGAACACAACGACCCAGCAACTAGAGAAAAGAAAAAGATTTTAAATAATAGAAAAAAGAGAGAAGAAGATATTAAAAACGATTTAGGAATATGACACACGAACAAGCAGTACGCGAAAAAATAATAAGACAAGAAACTTTTAAACCAGATGAAGTTATTTCTAGACCTGCCGGAACTTTTTATATTGAACAAGGACACCCATTTCAACAAAAAACTATAATACAAAAGGACTATGAACAAAGGAGTTTTCTAGGATTTAATTATAAAAAATTAGTCGGAACAAAAGTAATACCGATTGCACTATGTAAAATATGTGACGAATTGGAAATAGAACATGCTTAAAAAAATAACAGAAGAAATAGAAAATTATAGAAATAATACTTACGATATGCAGGATGGATATTCATTCTCGGCATTTAAACTTTTACGAAGAATAGGTTTATATAAAGCACAAGTTTATCCTAAAGGAAAAACAGATTCTCAAGGAAATTATAAATACTGGTTTGATATAATTACACCACGAGTTTATTCGGAAATCAAGAACATCGATTTTGATACTTCTGACATTGAACTTTATTCTGACGCCAAAGATGACGCTATGCGCCTTCTTCTCGCTAATGTAGCGATGAAGGAATATTTAGATAAATCCGGCGAAGCTGAGAAACTAAATGAAGTGGTGGAACAAGGTAGTGAATGGGGTAACGTGGTTTGGAAAAAAGTAGGTAAGAATGATTACAAAATTCTTGAGCTTAATAATTTGATGGTGCTTAATCAGGCGGCTAAGACTTTGGAATATTCTGATGTCATTGAATATGAGTGTATGATTTCCAGCGATCTACGAAAGAAGAAAGGTATTTGGAGAGATAAGGAAATTGATGAACTTCTCAAATCAGGTAAACCCGGATTAAATAAATCTTCACCTGAATTTTATATTTATGAAAGAAATGGTGAAGTGAACGAAAAGGAATACAACGAAGCGATGGGAGAAAAAGGTGGGGAAGAAGATAAATATGATTTAGCGAAAGTTATTGTCGGCGGTACTGAGAAAGGAAAACCTACGCAGATATTATTTTGTGAATATATTGATGAGAAACCATATAAGGAATATCATCGTTCTACCTATTGTGGCACTTGGCTGCGTAGAGGGTTGTATGAGATTCTTATGGATATACAAACTCGCGCTAATGAGATTGGTAATCAGATTGCTCGTGGCCTTGAATGGGCTTCAAAGAAAGTATTTTCTACTCCTGATAGATTAATTGCGCAGAACATACTTACTGATTTACAGAATGGGGATATTATAAAAACAACTTCGCTTACTTCAGTTGATACTCGTATGGAAGGATTGGACCAGCTTCTTGCCGATTGGAATCGTTTGATGTCTTTAGCAGATTCACTGGCTAACTCTTACGAGGTGGTGACTGGTGAAAATCTACCAGCGCGTACTGCTTTTAAACTGGCGGCGCAACAGAACATGAACGCTAATAAACTCTTTGATTTTATCCGGGAGAAATTGGGTATTGCTTTTGAAGGGGTTATTTCTGATTGGATATTACCTAATTTATTGAAGGATTTAAAAACACAAAAAATATTACGATTGACTGCTGACAGCGGTGGACTCAATCAATACTATGAGGCATTGATAAACGATTGGTATACTCGCAACCTTTTATCTTTTCCACCTCACGATGAACAGATGGCTATTGATATAAAGATGAAAAAACTTCAGGAGATAATGAAGAATAAGGAAGCCATTATTGAACTGGAAAAAGATATGTGGAAAGATTTTTATCCTAGAATACGAGTTGCGATTACGGGGGAAAATTATCAGCTTTCGAAAGACTTAGATTCTTTAGCAACGTTTATACAGCTCGAGCAGGATGTTACCAGGAGGACTTACTTAATCGAACTTGCTATGCAAAAGTCCGGAATTGATGTTTCAAAACTACCCAAGACACCACCTGTTCCACCTCCTGCGCCACCTCAACAAGAACAAACTAATGGGTTGGATAGTGCCTTACAAATGCAACAGACACAGATGGCGTAAGAGCAATTATTAGAGTTTTTAAATAAGGTCGAATTATAAGAATAAACAAATTAAAATATATGGCAAAAGGTACATCCCCTAAAAAGGAAAAAAAGAAAGCTCCAAAAAAGAAGTATTAAACATTATTAATTAATAAGAATAAACAAAAATGACAAAAAACGAAAGCGTGGCTCTATATCAGAGTCTCAATAAGTTGGGTAATTTGAAGGGTGTAAAATTTGCGTATGGTGTTAGTCGTAATATTTCTCTATTGAAACCAGAGATAGAATCACTAGAGAAAGCTGTTACTGTATCAGAAGAATATAAAGAATTTGAAAATAAAAGAATTGCTTTAGTAGAGAAATTTTCTAAGAAGGACGAAAAGGGAAAGTTTGTAAAAGTAAACAATAACTACGAGATAGAAGAAGGTAAACAAGAGGAACTTGATAAAGAATTTGAAGCACTGAAAGCAGAAAATCAAGAAGTTTTTGATTCTCGATTGAAACAGATTGAAGAATATAATGAACTTCTAAAAACTGAATCAACTGTGGTTCTTTATAAAGTTGCATTATCCGAAGTCCCTACCGATATTTCTGTTCAGCAAATGTTTGGTATTTCTGCAATAGTTGATGAAGCAGTACCGAGTCCTTATCCATCTAAATAATTATGGAACTTCCTGAGATAAAAAAATTCCTTGATAGCGCAACTGGAATGGCGATGCGGGATTATTTGGTTATCAAATTAGAAGAACTTAAAAATATAGATACCATTTCTGAAAAAGATACTTCAGCCAATCAGACACTGGAGTTGAAGGCACAAAAGCGCGCGTATAAAAAACTCAAAGAAATATTACAAGATATAATGACTTTTAGCGAGTCGATTAAAGTCAGAGATCCTCGTGACAGTTACGGGGTAAGCGATGAAGATATCGATGGATAAAAATTATTT